AGAAATGTACCATCACTTGTTATTGTCATACCTGTAGTATTACTAGTTTTTATAACAACAGTATCATCAGTAGTAGCTTGTATACTAGTATCACCGTCAGTATCAAGAATTAACTCTTGATTTTTTAATGCAGTAGCTCCGTCTAGTCCACTTCCTCTAACTTTTGTTAACGCCACTTCCTACTCCTATGGTTTTGTTGGAAAGGTTACACTGGTCATATCAAGACCACCATTACTATCTAACTTTGGTGTCGAGCTTGCAGGTAAATCTCTAAGCTGTTGTCTATAGGTTTTCATGTTACTCGACATGGTCACATCACCTAACGCAGTCCAATCTGTTTCTGCCAGTAATCTATCTCGTTCTATACGGAGCAATCGCAGTGGCTCACGGCTTTGCAGTAACGTCTTTTCACCTGCTACCTGTGAAAAAGTTACACCCCAGTCCTTTGGGTCTGCACTCTCTATGGCTGACCCATTGCTGTCTGCTCCTGTGACTTTACGAAACATAGAAGCAAACTCTGCATCTGTTGTAGGTTCTCCTCTGAGTACCCATTCTTTAATTCCTAAACTTGTTAATGCTGTTGCTATTGTTGTCATTGTTTTCTCCTATTGTGCTATTTCCTGAATTATAAATTCAACGTGTTCTTCTGTGCCAGGTGGTACTTCAACATCTGCGGCTGAACCTATTGTTCTTATATATAACTTGTACGATACCTCACTCGTTGTATTGGGAGCATCTATGATTTCAAGCAACATCGGTGCATGAGTTCTTGCATAAGTATTATAAAGAGAACCTACACCATGCTCGCTTGAGGTTGCCCTAATATTAGCAAATGAACCACTACCAATCTTTCTATAAAACGTCATATAAAAACCTTCAATGTTTCCATTGGTTTGATTGGTATTACCACTAACAGCACACCTAACATTAAACTTACTATTTTGGAACTTAGGTGTTATTGAATTAGTGAGTGCTGTAGCCACATAGCTAGTACTTGCTGTTTGCGTTCTAGTAATTCCAGATGTTGAGGATAAACTTACTGTTTGTATTACCATACCTGCTGGCATAGCCACTGTTCCTGCTGTGGTCTTTCCCTGTATGGTGTCTACTGATAGTGTACTCATTTAGACATTTCCTGTATTGTAATCATTGGTTTTACATAACCTATAGCGGCTGAATTTGTAGTAGTGTGGTTAAAATATGAATCATCAGAACCACTCTCAAGTTTAAAAAATAAACCATAAGTTCTAGCTGTTGTAGAACCAGAGATTTCAGCAGTCTCAATGGTCATCATATCTACGTCATTGTCATCATAGTCTTGGTTTCTATGACTGCCATGCATATTTGTTCGACTGCCTTGTGCCGAATGACCTAAATCTACATCAGTGCTAGTTGTTACATTTCGTATTTTAAAATGTCTAACTAAGGTAGTGTTACCCCCTCCAAATAAAAAATGGTACTTAATTAAGATAAGTGAATCTATGTAAGAGGGTGTAATAGAGATTCTCATATCAGAAGCAACCTCTTCAAAAGATGTAGTATTTAAAGTTTTTCCACCAACATTTTCATTGTTAATAATAAACTGTGTTTGAAATCTATAAATAGATGAAGATGTGGATTTTTCCTGACTACCTATGCTATTTACTCTTAATGTACTCATTGTTTATCCTACTAGATATACTGAAAGTGATGTGTATCTGTCAGTTGCACCTCTGTTTCTGTGAAATCCTCTATTACCCCCAGAAGAGTTGACTATTCTACACTCATCATTTACTTGAAGCTCCATTGCATGATGTAAATAACAAGCTCTATTATCAGAGTTTGCATAAGACCTTTGAACAGCATCTGATCCTGTTGCACCATTAACTGTAAGAGCAATCTCAAGGTCTTCTACGTTATTATTTAATATAGTAGCGTTAATCTGATAAAACCCTGTTATTGGAATAGTAAATACATACGTTGATGTATTTAAGGAAATACCAGAGCCAGAAATAACATTTCTATAAGGAACTGTACTGTAATTACCTATTGTATCATAACCTGCTGAACTTCCATTATCACAATCAGCAAACAAAGTTGGTCTAGCAGGAGTAAGAACACGCCCACTACTATCAATAGTCTGAGCCGTAGTGCCATTCGTGTGCTTTATATTCTGTACTAGAAGATTGCTCATATGATTGCTAGATTACCCCCTGAGTTTACTGTGATGGTTATACCAGAAGATACTGTCAGAGGTCCTGTGGCTGTAGCATTCTCTGTTGCTTCGATGGTTGTGTTTACATCTACAGTCTGTGAGTTGACACGAAACATACCACCATTCTTAAAGTTGCCTTTATTGGCTTCTGGTGGCACAACACTACCATCAGTAACTCCTAAAAAGTTAACAAAGATATTTCCTGTTCCAGATGACGGTGCTTCTGAGAATACAAGACTTGTTCCTCCTGTTATGGAATACGCAGAGCTATCTTGCACTACTCCATCTACTGATATAAGGACATCTTGCACGTTGCTAATATTCCTATCAAGAGTAAACGCTGTGGCACTTCCTGTACCATTCATTCTTTGTACAGAAGGTATGGCTTGAAAGCTTTGCTGTACTGGACTTCCTATATATGGCATTAGGTGATCTCCATGAAACTTACTACTGTATCTAAGCTATCAGCCGTATTAGATGATACTTGCAGCGTATGGCTCGTTTCCATAATTACCTTGTTGCCTGCCATATACTCAAACGAGGAACCAGAGGGTATCGGTATGTTTTTTGCTAAAAACACAGTTTGTCCTGCGTTTAACTTGATATCAGCAGTTATTTGACTTGTAGTAGTGTTGGCTAATGTCAGTCCTATAACAACTGTAGTCGTGCTTGCAGGGGCAGTGTATACGTTTACCAAAGCATTAGCAGATGTGTTTGCTCCACTATTTACTTTGTTTTTAAAAGTATTAGCCATTATTCACTCCTATGCTACATCATCTAAAAGAGCCGCTACTATACAATCTACTGTTCCAGATGACGATACTGCATGAATATTACCCACTATGGTTTTAGGCAACCTAGCACAGAAAAACTCATTTTGCCCAATATGTATACTAGCTGTGTCTGTAGAAGAAGGTGTACTACCATCTATTGTAACAAATATACTAGCGTCAGAACTATTAACATTTTTTATAAACAAAAACATAACCAAATCGCTAGTGGTTATAGCTGTTAATCCTGTGTCGTCATTAATAGAATTTCTTGGCAGAAAAGAACCTGCCATTAAGTCAGTATCGTTGGTATCCACACTAGTTAACTTGTAATACCATTTCTGGCTTACATCGTCTGAACCTCCTGTTGGAAAAGGACTCACTGTCATTGTTGATGTAAATACTCTT